CAATCATGCCTCCGTCAAGCGGAACGCTAAAATTAAGTTGTGCTCCAAAATTATTGGTTCTAGTATAGCTGTCTGGCATGACATCATTGCCCATATAGAACGGACTAAACGTCATTGTCGAGCCATTACAAGAGTTACCAGGGCTAAATTGCTGCCTGCTAGGCGCTCCATTGTTCTGAAATTGCACCGCCTGATTGGTAACATTGCCTGTTGCTGCCGCGATGGGCGAGGCATTGTTACTGACGGTGGGTTCTTCTGCTCTTACCGGTGCTACTGTGAGAAGACCGACAAGGAGGTAGTAGTAGAAGAGTAGTCGATGTCCCGGGTGACGTCGATTGTTTCGACAATTCCGGCTGCTCGCTCGGTGATTTCCAGCTGCCACGGTTCTCCAGAAGTAGTCACGGAGAATGTGGTAGTTGAATCGTTGATGTCCCCGCTCGGGGTTACGTTTGTTCCAGACCATGACTTGTACGCTCCACCGTACACCTCAGTAGCGATGGTTTCTGTGATGGTTTGGGTGGTAGTAGTTGTGGATTGCATTGACCCCTGGGTAAACTGTGGGGTAACAGTCTGAGCCATAGCCGCAGAAGGCAGCATCAGCAACAGAAAGAGTAGTTTTTTCATTTGGGTGGATCCTGTTTAGTGTTCTTGTCGATGCGAGAAATACCATACGACGCCAACGTGCCAGACAAAAGACTAGCCACGAAAGTCGGATCCATTTTCTGGAGCATTCCCATGTATGAGGCTGTCAAAACACCGGCACTCCAAACAAGTACAAGTGCTTTCACTATTTCACTAAAAAAATCATGGAAAAAGTTATTCCGTTTCTCCATTTTTAGATTTGCGAGTCAGTAATTTCTTGATGATTGGTTTCAAGACTTGTACTGTCCGCTTGAAAACTGCCGTAGCAGTTAATGTGGCAAGCACGGACACAGTCGCAGTGGTTCCTGCTGTTACAAGAATTTCGTTGCTAGGCAGCGGTACTTCCAGGTCCGTCCCAGGCACGTCAAGGTAACGCACCTGAGGCGGAGGCGAGGGAATGGGTGGTGTAACAGGGGGTTTCTTTGGCTGTGGCTCGCTTCTTTCATCAGAAGGCTCAGAGCTTTTGATACCCGGAGGTGGACGCAGGTCGTTAGGAGGCACTACAAGCGGCTTATACGAGGGTAAAGTCGCCCGTGGCACCTCCAGTACCGGACGTGGTAGCTGAGGGGGCTCAGGAAGCCTTAGAACCGGCAATACCGGAGGCTCACCGAGGTTCATTCACCAAAGAGACCACGCTCGATAAAATCAACAGCTTGGTCATCAACGGTATTGGTCGATTGCTCGGCCAGTTTGCGGAGAAGATCCACAACCAAACGCTTCACCTTGTCGCTGTTAAGGAAGGAGAAGAGGACGGGACGGATAAGTGCAATCATTGTTCTAAAAGGGTTAGGTGTTTAAAAAGTCTCGAACTTCTTGTTTCCGCCGTTCGAGTTCAGCGGGGTCAGCGGTTTGCTTAGGGTTAGCTTCTTTAATAGCTTGAATGGAAGCTTTCCAGGCGTCAATGCCTTCGTGGTAGATTTGATCTAACTGGTCACCCCAGGACGGATAAGCATAATCACGAGCAGCTTTCCAAGCATTTACTTCTTGGTTGTAGTAGTGCTCCACTGACAATTCAGCGAGTTCTAGTTGAGTTGGTTTTTCAACTGGAAGGTTCCACTCAAGTGTTGAGTAGTCAAATGGATCTGAGTAAAACCATCCACGCTCTTCGGGACCGTAAAGGTTAAAGGTGGGGGTTGCGTAATCTATTTGCATAATTTTTTAGTTTTGAGTAGAAGTGCCACTTATATTGAATGAGGAACCTATGTTTGAAATATTAGGAACATAATAACTACGAAGGTGGCTACCATACTGGGCGTCTATACCGATGTTTAGATTGTATAGACTAGTATTTCCCAACACGCATCTCGCACCACTGGCTTGGCTGTAATGATTTGTACCAAGTCGGATTCCAGTATGGAAATTATCAAGATTTCCTCCATGGATTAAAAGGGTGCCATTTTGTGCAACAATAGCAGCGTTACCCCATCTTGTTCCGTTTTTGATCATATTGCAGGTGTGGTTTACATAATTACAAGCGTTGTAAATAAATAAACCACCCAAACCAGATGTTGCATTAGATAGCAAAGTTACAGCAGCGTTCCATTGAATGGACTTACAATTAGTAAAACGAACACCACCGTAGTAACTCCAAGCACCTTGGCTACCATTGCTCCAAGTGCAACTGTCATACATTATGAAATCACTACAGTTAGAAACAGCCATACCGTTGTAACCAGTAGTGCCGTTAGTGCTTAAGAAATCGATATTTTTTAATCTAATTGGCACTCTTATGCTATGAAATGCTATTCCAGAATTATTTAAATTATATGTAACATTACCAGAATCTGCTTGTATCGTTATTCCCTCACCAGAATAGTAGTAGTTCCAACTGCCTCCACCAACACCATAAATATCCGAAGAACTAGCATTAGTAAATGAGCTTCCTAAAATTCTAATAATGTAACCAGTTCTAGTAAGTAAGCGCGGAACATTATCAAAAGCTTTTTGTAAAGTTCTCCAAGGACTTGAGCTAGAACCGTCTCCAGTTGAGTCATTACCAGAATCAGAAATGTAAACAGTGTAACTGTCAGTTCTTATGATATCAGTGCCTGAACGGTCTTGAAAAATATTGTATTGAAGTGCTATGTCAGAACTGTTGGATTTAAGAGTACCGTCACTTGTGACGCGCCAACGTTCGGTACCCTCAGTCACCACCTTAAAGTGACCATCAGAACCAGTGTCAACAACTTCAGCAGAAGTGTTGCCTTCAAAGATCCTGTCGCTTTCAACACTAATAGCGTTAGTAGAGGCAGCTGTAATCCTGCCTTGTGCATCAACAGTAATAGCAGGAATAGCAGAGGCGCTGCCGTAGGAACCAGCTGTGACAGCCGTATCCGCCAGTTTATCGGCAGTTACGGCGTCGTCAGCAATATGGGCGGTATCGATAGAACCATCGACATAGTGTTCAGAATCGATTGCATCATCAGCAATCTTTGTACCGTCCACACAATCAGCTGCTAGTTTTGCAGTATTAATACTGCCGTCAGAAATGTCGTCAACAGTAACTGCATTTACCGCAATCTGTTCTGCGGTGACGGCACCAGTTGCGATGCCGTCAGATTTTACTTGTGTTAGTGCCATAATTAACCTCCGTAAGGACTATCGCCAAGGAGGTCAGTGTCCCAGGCTTGTTTCAGTTCATCGGGTGTAGAAGCCGCCTCAATAGCAGAAGCGGCTGGTGCATCACGAAGAGCTTGTTTAGCTGCAACAATGGCAGAGGTATCAGCTCCGGTTTCAAGGGCACGTTGGAACTCAACGTCCTTTGCCGCAAGCTTTGGGTTCCGAGCTTCACGGACTTTTTCACGGTGAATGTCCCGTGCTTTGTTCATGTTGATGTTGATCATTCGGTCACCTCCTCGGCAGGTGCGTCAACGGTTTGTTCGGCTGCTTCGGCTGCTGCCTTAGCGGCAAACCACGCATCAGCGCCAATCCCGTAGCCGTCAGGGTTGCTAAAGTCAGCCTCCCAAGCGTTACGGAAGGAACGATCAGAAGGAACTACGTCGTCTTCGACGATCAGGTAAGGCGTACCAGCGGGTACATCCTTTTGGCAGCAATCCTCAAGCGATAACTCGCCAGTTAAATGAAGAACACAAATGCCGCCTTTGGAGTTGGGATAAAGAATTTTGGACATGGGGTTACCTCACAACAACGATACTAATACAAGGTTGATCTACGATGCTACCTGTGACATTTCTAAGTTCAATATCACAAGATCCTGTGGTTAAGCCAGCATTGTCCGCGCAAACAAAAGTGGCGTAAGAACCGTGGACTGATCCGATATTGCTGCCAACAACCGCGTAATCGTCGTCAGGCATTGCTGTGGCAAAATTTATACGATAAACACCTGTGCCATTATCACCTACGGTGCTCACGTTTCCGTCTTGCCGTTTGCTAACCGTTCCCGTACCAATAAAGTTCACCCACGCCCTTACGCCGTAAGCCGTAGCAACACTGCCGTAGCCGGAGTTGAATTGCAGTTCTCCGCCCTTTAGAATTTTTGCTTGGGTTGTGAGGGTAGTGCTTGAGTTAGGGACTGTATCAAAATAAATATCACTCGGATGCGCTGAGCCTTCGGTCCACGTCCCGTTAGACATTCCATAAATTCTTGCGCCTTGATGATCGTCTTTACCAAAGCTGATCATTCCAAGACCAGTAGCTGAACCGATTGTCTTGTTTCGGCTGAAAGAAATCGTTGGATTGTTAGCGGAAGAAACACCTGTTCCTTCAAGAATTAACGTTGAGTCTGAAAGGTGATCGGTATTTGATTTGCCAACTAACAACCTGCCGGAGCTGTCGAGGCGCGCTCGCTCCGTCGGAGCAGCTCCGCTTGAGGCCGTGTGAAATTCGATGCGTCCTGGCACATCGTCAGTGCCCGGAGTGCCGTCCACGGCTCCCTTAATAAAAGAAGAGTTAATAAAATTACTCCCGTCAGCCCCTCGGAAAATCAACCAACCAAGAGTGTCGTTGTTGGCAACTGAAGTCAAACTCCCATCAGTAGTACCTCTAGAACGACTTAGGTCAATAAAAGATGCGCTATCGGTAGCTGTTCCCACATAACTAATAAATGCCGCGCCGCCAAGATTCTGGGAGCCGGTGCTTACAACGGCTAGTTTTTGATCAAGACGCAGGTTGTTTGAAGCGGTATTAGTTCCAACCAAAAGATGCTGATTTTCATCAACCCTAAATGCCTCCGTGCCTTCAGTGACCACCTTGAAGTGACCATCAGACCCAGTATCAACAACCTCCGCGCTGGTGTTGCCTTCGGTGATCGCGTCAGAAGCACCAGCACTACCGCTAGAAGCAGCAGTAATACGTCCCTGGGCGTCAACCGTGATGCTGGACAGCGTGTAGCTACCAGCGGTTACAGCGGTGTCAGCCAGCTTGTCAGCGGTGACTGCATCGTCTGCAATTTTTGCGGTAGTAACAGCACCATCAACAATCTTGGCAGTGCTCACCGTGTTTGCACTGGGTTCACCGATGTTGACGGTAGAACCAATGATTACACCCCAAGCTTCTGAACCAGTAGCAGGTGCATCAGACAGCTGAATTGTAGAACCGTTAAGAGAGAAGCCATCAGTAGGACGTGTAGTACCACTGTTGGGTTCCTGGATTACACCGTTAATAGACAGAATAATCTGGGAAGCGTTAGCAGGTGCATTGCTGGTAATACTGATGTCATTGATAGTACCGTTCCACGTCGGGAAGTCACTGTCTGGAATGATGAAGTACTCACCAATCGACTGAACTTCAGTCCACTCGCTACCGTCCCACACCAGCATCGTGTTGCTGCCAGTGTTGTAGAACAGGTCACCTTCGTCGTTATCAGTAGTTGGGTTACTAGAACCGATACGATAACGAGCTTTGAAATCGTTGATGTCAGAACTCAGCTGACGAACGTCCTCATCTTTAGCAACAACACGGTGGAAGTTATAGGTATGGTCAGTGGCGGTAGCAACCACCAACAAACCAATACCATCATCCAACGTCGTGCTGTGGAAGCCAGACGGGAAGTTATTGATGGTAACTGTGGTGTCGTTTAGCGTGTCACCGTTGGTAGAAGTACCAGAGGCATTTACAACTAGACCACCAGCGTTAGCAATACTAATAATCACACCTTCTTCAGGTGCATCATTGGGGAAGCTTTCATCATCAGCGATGGCTTCAAAACCACCAAAGGCTTCCAGACGTGCGCTGATCTGATTAGCAGATGGGAACGTAGTACCAGAGGTCCAATCAACGCCAGCGTTAGACAGGGTATTGCCGTCTAGCTGGTTGAGTTCTGCAATAGTGGCAGTCAGACCGTTGATGTTTTCTGCTTGGACTGCGTTGTCCGCAATCTTTGCGTTAGTGATAGCATCATTAAGAATCTTGCCAGTAGTGACAGAATCAGTTGCTAGGTGTGCTGCGTCGATTGATTGGTCAACATAGTGCTCAGAATCAATAGAGTCATCAGCGATCTTAGTACCGTCAACAATGTCAGCTGCTAGGTGTACCCGGTCGATAGAACCGTCGGTATAATGCTCAGAATCAACCGCATTATCGGCAAGTTTAGTGCCATCAATAGCGTCTGCTGCAATTTTAGCAGTCGTTACATTGGCATCTGCAATCTTTGCGGTAGTAACATTGCTATCAGCGATCTTAGCTGTGGTTACGTTAGCATCTGCAATCTTGGCAGTTGTAACACCACTATCGTTTAGCTTAGCAGTAGTAACCGCAGAATCATTGATCTTAGCAGTTGTGACGTTACTATCAGCAATCTTTGCAGTGGTGACATTACTGTTGGCAATTTTAGCCGTAGTAACGTTGCTATCAGCAATTTTAGCTGTAGTGATAGCACTATCAGCCACCATACCCGTAGCCACAGTACCAGTATCACCAGTAGTGACCACAGTACCCGTCACATCGGGCAGTGTAATAGTCCGATCAGCAGTAGGATCAACGACAGTCAGAGTCGTTTCAAACTCATCATCCGTAGCACCCTCAAAGACGATGTCAGAATCGTCCATAACCAGATCACCAGTCAAGGTGCCGCCAGTTCTGTCAAGGCGGCGATCAACGGTTTCCTGGGTAGAGTAGAAGACCTGATTGAAGTTATCGTTCAGGTCTTGTGCGCGGATTGCAGAACCGGAGAAGAACGTTGCTTGAAGTTCTTCAACGTCTGTTTCACGATAAATACGAATAGCTTGACCACTGGTCGGAGCTGTGTTGAACTCAACTGTGGTTGCGTTGGCAAGAGAGTATTCACTTGTAGCGACATCTACACCATCAAGGCTGACCTTGACTTCTGCTTCGTCGAGATATGGAAATGTAAAGGAGAACTGGACAAGAGTCCCGTTCCCCGTGTAAGTATTCTGGGTAATAATTGCCATTTAAGTACCACAAATGGGGTTAGTCTAATCCAGCGTATTTACGAAGGTTTTCGTAGCTGGGTTCAGTAAAGTTGGCAAAGCGACCTGCATTTTCAGCTATGTATCGCTTACGAGCAACTTCCATGAGGTATTCTTGATCTACCTTTTCTAACTGTTTTAATGCTTTGGTCTTTGCTTTGCTAATGATCCGTTGGATCTCTGCAACGTGAGGAGCCACGGCATCGTCAGAACCCTCTACCATATTACTAAAGCTGAAAGAACGTCCTTTGTAGGCTTCCTTAAGTGCTTTGTACTTTTCAGAGTTCATGTATGTCTTCAGTTCCCTACCAACACCAAGTTTATGCATGATCTTGGCAAGTGCTTCTTGCTGTTTAGGCTTCAGCTCAACACCCAAAGAGCCTTGTTTAAGAACATCATTACTGTTATAGCCAATGTCGGCTAGTTCCTTTTCGACAGGGTTGTCGTTGACCGCTGTAATGCGGATAGGAGACACGGCATTGAACAGGCCACCTGCTGCGGTAGGCAGAGGTTTACCAGTAATAAATGAAGTCTCAGCAAACATACCAGTACCGAACGTTGGTACTGCGGATTTCAGAACACGATCAACTTCACCATGCATTTCCCGGTAGTACGGGTCAAAGGCATTGCTAAAGGTGCGACGGAATCCAGCGTATGGAACGTAGTTATTAAAGGAGTTCAAGGCAAAACGCAACTGGCTAGGGTCGCGCATGTTTTGTGGTGACAGAAGTTCGCCTAGCTCGGTCAAACCCTTGAGCATAGACTTATCTGTGTAGGCAGCAGTGATTGAATAGCCAAACTGGTGAGCCACTTTGACCATAAAGTCTGTGTGTCCTGCTTTAGCAAGTCGTTGAATGTCAGCAACCACACTCAGCATGGAGTTGACAGGCTCAAACGAGGCATAAGAAACCCAAGCATCACCCACTCGAATGGAGAAAGGAGGAATGCCAGCAGCTTTCCAAGCAGCACGTTCGTTTGGATCATACGGATAGTTACCCGTAACCTCGGTAAACATGCCTGCGGTCATAAATGCACTAGCAATCATGACACCAGTAGCAGATCTACCTTCCATTTCAGCCATTAACAAATAGTCTTTGTTCTTGACGGCGTCTTTGTAGGTGTCATCAAACTTGCG